GGTGCGGCTGCGCGTGGCTCGCCCCCGCCTGCCAGCTCCACATCAATCACCCGCGCCGCCAGCTTGTGGCCTTCGCCCTTTTGGCCGGTGTATGTCTCGATATGCAGGTCTTCCAGCGTGACCGCCACCAGCCCGCCCTTGAGCAAGTAGGGCGCCAGCGCCTCGGCGCGTTTGCCCCACAGAGCGCCGTCCACCCATTGCGTGAGCTTTTCTCCCTTGACGCGGCGGGTGAAGGCTAGGGCCAAGGTGGCGACTGAATCGCCGTTGCCGGTGGTGCGAAGTTCTGCGTCACGGCCCAGTCGGGCAAGTCCATATGCGTTCATTGTGCTGATTCCTTTTGTTTGTTGAGTAGTCGTTGTTTCGCTGGCCCGTAGGCCGATGCGGGCATGGCGTCCACGCTGGCCACTGCCACGCCTGCGCCCTTGCTGATCCAGGCCAGGAAAGCGGTTGTGTCACTGCCCGTCTCCTGCAGCAGCACCTTTATTTCTGCCGCCTCCTGCGCTGTCACTGGCGGCATTTCGCGCCGGGCTGTTTCTTGGCTGGCATATTCGACGTAACGCGAGTCATCCCATTGGCCGCTGAAAATGTCGCCAGCGAATCCCAGCATGGACAGACACTTAACCATGCCGTCGGTGACTGACTTTTTGGGCGCATCCTCGTCAACGATGTGTTTGCCGCCAGCGCTGGTGTATTCCGCACGGGTTTGCCCCATCTGCTCAATCACGCCGCGCTTGCCATCCAGCTCATACCAGACGCGCACCTGCGCAACGTGTAGCGACTCATCACCAAAGCGCTCAAAGCGCTCACTCAGAATCTCGACCCCCCAGCCGATGCCGCATGGGCCAAAGGTCTCGGTTGCGCGCTGGATGATCCAATAAGGCTTCGGGCTGTTGCCCTTGTATTGCTTACCCGTGATGGCCTTGACGGCCTTTGGGTCGGTGACTTTTACGCTGTCCCATAGCGCCATGTTTCCCATGCTGCTCTCCTTAGATTCGTCTGGTTATCAAAAAGGGACGGTTTCAGCCAGCGCCTGGTCATGCTCAACCTGCGCGCTGGCCTGCGCCTCGGCTGCTGATTCCTGCGCGTCAACGGCTGGCGCGCCCGCGTCGTGGTCGTCGTAATTCATGGTGCTGCTCCTAAAAAATGGTTGTTGCTCACCCAGCGCATGGGCCTGGGCTTGTGCGTGCGGCTGCCCACATGCCAGGCCCCGCATTCACTGCAGCGGTAGGCCGTCATAGGCGCCTCATAAGTTCGGCTGGCCCGCGCTGCCAGCCGCTTGGCGTCCTGATAGCGGTGCTGCACCTTGTTTGTGGGGCAGGCCATGCCATCACCCGCGCCCGGCGCTGCGCCAGGCTGTGCGCACTGCCTGCGCCAGTGGCATGCACTGGCTGTGCAAGCGCAGCAGCCCGACAAAATCACGGACGCGCTGCATTGCCTGCTTCCTTGACGCACTCGGCTGTGCTGGCATCGAGCCACTGCACCACCGCGCCAGGCCCGCACATAGCCTGCGCGGCAACATCGCGGCGGCTGTCGGCTTCCCTGGCAGCCACAGACACGGCTGCAGCGCTGTCGCAGCCGGTCAGCAGCGCGCCCATGGCAGCCAGCAAAAACACGATGGCCGCCCAGCGCAGGCTGGCGTAAAAAAACCCGCTGCGGGCGGGCCTGGTGAATTTATGCAGGGCAATGGCCTGCGCCTTGTCGCAAAGGGCGTTCATGCAAGCCCCCGCACATCCAGCGCCTTGCCGGCTGCGCATTCGATGGCCTGCACCTCGCCCTTGAGCAGCCTGCTGGCAATGTCCACGCCGCGCAGCCATGCATATTCCAGCTCCAGCACGCCAGGCTGGCCGTTCTCGGGCTCTGCTTCTTCGCAAATCAGCCAGCACTCCAGGTCGCCCAGCTCTGGGTGGCGGTAGATGCGCAGCATCCGGTCGGCAGGGCAGTCCGGGGCATAAAAGCCCTGAATGCGCTTGCGCAGCCCGGCATTGATGGCCTGCTCTTGCGCCAGTTGTCGGCTCAGGTGGATCTCGCGCAGCGCCTGCGCTTCCAGACCCGTGGGCTGGCGTTGCTGCTGGCGTGTTGCAATGGCTTGGCTCATGGCGTGCTCCTTTTTTTGTGGGCGTAAAAAAGCCCGCATGGCGGGCTGGTGGTATGTTGATGGCCCGCCCTTGCATGTAGCAGCAGGGCAGGTTTTGAGTGCGGCGCTAACCCGCACTGGGCAAGGCCATCGCAGCAGAGGGCTGGGCTTGATTCCAGCTGTCGGGGCATGAGCTATTGCCGCGCTCACCCGGATATGACCGACTGGCTTTCGTCTTCGTCGCCGGTCTTTTTCAAGCTCTGGTCTTGTCCGATGCGGTGTCTGGCCCGACTACGCTTCGCACGTCCTTCCGTGCTGCCTCTGCTGTGATGGCCCGGCGCGGGGCCGGGGAGGAGTTATTCGACTTCCGGTTTTGCGTCGCCCACGATTCGGGACGCGACACTCAGCATCTCTCTGTGTGCTGGGCTGTTTTGATCAAATCCGTCACCGTCAAATTCAACAGTCACTTTGACTTGGCCCTCGCCATCGTCTTTGTCAGTGATCGTCATTACTGCTGTCGCCATGTCTCTCTCCCTGGTTAAAGAACATCGAAGCGCCCTGACTGCCAAGACGCTTTGACGTTGCCCCTGTCTCCAAGGGTTGTAATGGCCCGAACTGGGCCGGGCGTCTGGTCGGGCGCCGTCAGATGACGCCCAAATACAGCAGCAAAAGCAACATGCCAATAAACACGGCAATAGATACCGCGATCAGCACGCGGCCGATGAGTTCGCGCACGGTGATGGGTGCGCTCTCTGCGGCGGGGTCGTGGTGTGGTTCGGTGTCAATATCTTTCATGGGTGTTGCCGCTGACGCTGCGCCTCCTTCTCTTGGCGTTCGCGCTGATGTTTCTCGTGTCCTGCCATGTCGCGCAATTGCGCCTGCCGGCGCGCTGTCGCAAGCATCTTCAAAGAGGCATCAAGCAGCGCTTGCGCCTCACTCTGGCGGCCTTTCAAAGTGTGAAATTCCGGGTCATTGGTCTGGTGCGCAGCCCCTGCCAAAGTCATGTGATTGCCCACCACCGACCACCACGGCACCCAGCGGCGCCTGCGACTGACCTCCCAATAACCCGTGGGATGGACGAACGTTGCAGGCATGAATCGGACGCGGTAAAGCATGGTGTGGCTCCTTGGGGCGTAAAAAGCCCGCTGGGTGCGGGCTGTGATGGGTTGACAAGGCGTCAAGAGGGATCGCTTGACCTGCGGAACGCTCTCTCGAGGTGCAATCCGTCGACGGCATGTCCGCGCTTGAGCAGTGCGCGGCAGACCTTGGCCTGCGCGTGGTGGCTGTGGCTGGCCTGTCGCACAAGCCCGAGATAGCTATTGCCGCTGGCGTAGACATCGGCGTCTGGTATGCGCTCCAGGCGGTTGAGCGCTGCGTGCAGGGTGCGCGGCCTGGTCGTGCGGTGCCAGGGCTTGATGACGTGCCCCACGTAGTCGATGCCCCGGTGGATCGGCTGGATGATCGTTTTGCGCGGGTTCAGCGCCAGGCCAAGGCTTGGCAGGAATGCATTGATGCCGTCGAGCGCGGCATTGAGCCACTGCGGTGATTCGTGTAGCAGCACCATGTCATCGACATAGCGTGTGTAGTGCTGCGCCCGAATGGCGTGCTTGACGTGCTGATCCATCTCGTTGAGCAGCACGTTGGCGAAAAACTGCGACGACAGATTACCGATCGGAAGCCCGCAGTGGCGCCCCGCGTTCGTGAGGCGCTTGTGCGGCGGCACGGCGGCCAGGGTAGAGGCCTCGCCGCGCAGCTCGTAGTTCAGGCGCGGGTCGTGGAACAGCACGGTCTTTGTGAGTCCGCGCCACCAGCGCTCCGGGATCTGCTGAACCAGCAGCGGCCACAGCACCCGCTTGTCGATGCTGACGAAGAAGTTCGCCATATCGACCTTGAGATAAAAACCGGGCCGGCTCCAGTTCTGCGTCTGGCTGCGCACTTTCGCCTCCAGGCGCTGGGCAGCGTACAGCGTGCCCCGGCCCGGAATGCAGGCGCAGGAGTCGGCTATGAACCGCCGATGGAACCGTTCCGCGATCTGGTTGTAGACCAGATGGTGTACGACGCGATCCCGGAATCCCGCAGCCCACACCTCGCGCGGGCGAGGGCGGCTGATGGCAAAGCAGATCGAAGGCCCGGGGCGGTAACTGCCGCTCTCCAGTTCTTCGTGCAGGTCCATCAGGTTGTGCTCCAGGTGCTGCTCAAAGCGCAGTGCGCTGGCAGTGGTGCGCTTGTGCCGCCTGCAGTCGAAATAGGCCTGCACCAGCAGGTCGAACGAATAGCCAGAATCCATAGAAACTCTCGGTGGAATATGCGGAAGGGGCGGACTCGGAACTCGCTGCTCCGGTTGTTGTTGTTCGTGTTGCCGTTCTCGAAGTCGACCGCCCACGGTCTATCGAACTGATCACGTCGGCCCGCCGAGGATTCAACAGGCAAACTGCGCGGGATCACTGCGGCGGCGGCCGCCGATATCCCTGCTGCGCCTGTCGGTGGGCTTGTGGCCCAGCGGTTCGACCAGATTCCATGGCGCATTGGCCGGATTGCCGTGACAAACCGGCGGCAAGCGCACGCTCCGAATGTTTCTGCCACCCTGTGGCCTGTTTGCCGATGCTGTCGGTGATGGCAATGGCACGCCCGTACTGCTTGATCGAAATCAGCTTGAGGTCCACGGCCAGGCGCAGCGACAAATTGACGGACTCCACTTCCTCGCGCATGCGCTGCAAGACGGGTGCCTTGTCTTCTGTGGTGTTGGCTTGGTAGGTGCGCCGCACCAACGTCATGCAGCCCTTTCGCAGGTCTGCGCCAAAGTCGGCCTTGTAGTTCCGTGGCATGCCAGCCACCAGCTGGGTGACCAGCTGGCACAGGGCATAGGTCGCTTTGTAGATCTCGGTGTCAGTGTGCAGGGCCATGCCGGGACGGGCTATGCCCGCAAATGATTAAAGGGATGAATCGGGAAAGCTGCGGAAGGGGCGGACTCGGAATACGCTGCTCCGGTAGCTGCTGTTCGTGTCGCCGTACTCGAAGTCGACCGCCCACGGCCAGCCGTGGTGCTCGCTGCGGGACCAGTACCAAGAGGCCTTGTCGAAGTGCTCGCGCGCATTGATGTAGGCCAGCATCAGATCTTCCTGGTCGCCGGCATGCCAGTCGCTATGCCCGTTGATGTCACCGAACTGCACGCCCTGGGCGGCCTTGAAATCCTGGTCTTCGATGTCGTGCTTCGTGCCGCCATCGGCGATGACGACGTGGTGCACGGTGCCATCGATCAGGCGGGCGCCTATGTAGATGCCGCCCTGTGCGGGCCAGGGCTGGCCGATGGCCGGGGTTGTGGTTTCGACTGCTGCGTTCATTGCATGCTCCTGTGGGATGGTGAAGAGAAATAGGTAAAGGGCTCAGTAGGTGAATCTGCGGAAGGGGCGGACTCGGAACTCGCTGCTCCGGGTGCTGCCGTCCGTGCTGCCGTCCTCGAAGTCGACCGCCCACGCGTAATGCTCGCCACGCGGCGTGCTGGTCCAGTACCAGCTTTCCTTGCCGAAGCTGTCGTGCAGGTTTGCTGCGGCCAGCAGTAGCTCGCGGCGGGCTGGCAGGTAAAAGTCGCTGTGCTCGTCGCGCTGGTACTCGGCGGCCAGCTTGGCGGCGGGGCAGTCCTTGCGCAGTGCTTTGGTGTTGGCCAGGCCATCCCAGTCCGACAGATCGCGCTCGCCATTTGCGACCCAGGTGGCGCGGCCGATGTCCGGCTCAATGGCGACGATCAGACCGTAGATGGAGCCGTCGCCGCCGCGGAAGTCGCCGGCGTAGATGCCGCCTTGTCCAGGCCACTCCTGGCCGATGAGCGGGCGGCCGTGGACCGATTGCGCGGCTTCGGGTGCCGCAGGCTCGTCCGAGCGGAGCAGGGAGGAAATCAGCGCGCTGGCCATGGATGGCATGCCGCTGTAGTTGATGGTCAGGTTCTCGATGGAGAGGTTCATGGGCTTTCCTGGTTGAGGGCGTAAAAAAGCCCGCTGGGTGCGGGCTGGGGGTGTGGGTTTGGTGGGGCTCAGTCGGGTTTGCGGTTGCCCAACAACATCACCAGCTGCTTGATGTCGCTCGGCAGAGGAAAGCGGGTGCCGGTGGCAATCCATTCGCGCAATGCTGTAATCAGCAGTCCCGCGTCTTGGCAGCCCACTGCGCGAAAGAACTCGTGAAATGACGAGACTTCTGTGTATTGGCGTTGGTCAAATATCTCGAAGCAATTCAAGAACAGTTTTGCCACTGCGGGGTGCACGGCTTCGTTATTCACAGGTTCATTCATGACAAAAAACTCCCTTAAAAATTACTCGCTGATTGAAATTGAGGCCTGCCTTGCCAAGGCGTTGGGCGACCTGGTGGGCCATGAGGTGCGCGTCAGCATTGCTGGCATCAATCATCCTGTGCCGCACAGTGTTCCCGTATGGAGCGGTCGTGCAGCGTGGACTGCTGAATTTGGGGTGTCGGCGGCTGAGGTGCTGCCGCCCGAAAAAAGCATTGAGGAATTGCTTGGTTGATTTGCTGCCTATCTGATAGGCATGGGCCCCAGCGCCCTGCATCAAGGCGCTCGGGTTTGCGGCCTTTTGCAAAGCCGCTGTGTTTCTTGCCGTCTTTCCGTGCTGTCTGCCATTGCTGGCTGGGCGTTGCTGTTCTTGGCCTCCCGGAATGCCTCAGCGCCGTACAGAACCCAGCGCGTGGTTTTCGCGTGACCTTTGATGTTCCTGTTGCCGATCCCATCCGGGGGCAGAGCAGTACTGACTACAGCGCACGACGATCTTTTATATCCCGCTACCGCCCGCGGAGGTGCTTTGTTTACCCAGCCTGCCAAGCTGCAAGGTCGTGTCGGCGCTCGCTCAATGTCGTGGTGCCCTTGCATCGGTGTTGGCCGGTGCATGGGTGAATATTAGGAGACGCTAACGAATGAGTCAATAGGAGTTGCTAATTATTTTCAAAATTTCGCTACACTCACTTCACGCCCAACCCGGGCAGGCAACAAAAAACCACCCGTAGGTGGCTTGGAAGGGGAGAGTTATGGATCTGGAGATGGAAGAGCTGCTATTTGAGCTGCGCGGCCCTGATGGCCATGTGTGGCGCCTCTACTTGGATGGCCGCGCCGAAGGCTTTCCTGCCGACGCGACGATCTATAACCACGCAGCCCCGTTGGTGGACGCGCTAATCGGGGAAGTGAAGCGCGCGGTCGAGGGGCGAGCCAGCGAGCAATTTCAGCCCCGCTCTTAGATGGGGTTTTTCGCAGGGTGCCGCGCCGAACTGTTGAGCCAGCGCCTGCGCCTGTGGTGTGAAGTAGACGGTGACCACGTTTGCCTCCGAGTCGTAGCGCGAGAACACGGCAGCACCGCGTGTTTCGCCATGCGCCAGCACGGTTGCAAAGTGCGCCGCTTTGATTTGACTTGACGGGTCAAGCGCGTCAACGCCGTCGCCTAGTTCTTTACTGTACCAAGTGGTCATGGGTAGCCCTTGCGGGATGGTTGTTGAGGAGCTGCCATCGTAGCCCGCAAGGGCTACCCGCCTCACCGCACTGCAGCCCCTGGCAGCAACTCCATCCCCACGCGCTGCGCCAGCTCCCCGTAGCTGATCGGCGGCCCCGCCCGTGCGCTGTCTGCGTTTTGCTGCCAGTGCGCCCAGGCCTTCTTTGTCTCCGTGTCGTAGACCAGCTTAAAGATGTGCGTCGGCACAGCGACCTGATTCGCTCCAATGGTCTGTGCACCTGGCGCAAATACCGGCCCGGTGATGACAAACACATCGCCCCGGGCGCGCAGCGCGTATTGCCGTGTGTCTTTCTCGATCTTGGCCCATGGCCCGCTGTTTTGCTTCGAGTTTTGCGGCACCATGTTGGCCAGGCTGAACGACTGCGCCATGGCGGCCGGCGTGGGCATGTCGCCGGCCGGGGCCATGTGGCCACGCGAGTAGCCCGAGCCCTTGTAATCGCTCAATTCGGCGCGTTCTGCGCGCGGCAGGCGGGCGTCGGCAAAGAACTTGTCTTTGCGCTTTTCGTCCGCGTCCTGGACCAGCTGGCGGTTGAGCCGCTGGGCGACAAAGACGGGCGTGCGTGTGTTGCCGCTGTGCAGCACGGCAAATGCGTCGTAGCAGAGGGCGCGCAGCTTTGGCGCAGCTGGGGTGACGGGCGGTATGCCGCCGGCGAAGAACTGCGGACAGGCGGCAAAACCTTGGGCGTTCGACGGTGCGGGCGCCGGCGCGGGGTCCAGTGCAGGCTCCGGCAGCGAAGGCAGAGTAGGGAGAGAGGGCAGCGAAGGCGCTTCGGGCAGCAGGCCGCAGCTGCTGGCCTGGAATGCTACTGCGCTGGCAGCCACGAGCCATAGCAGGATGCGGCGCACACTGGCGGGCACCCTGCTGTGAGTGCGGGATTTCTTCTTTTTGTTCATTGGGAAAGAGTGTTAAGGCACGCTGCTGTACAGCGCAATCTCTCGGTCGGCCAAGCGCTTAGCACCCCCCGTAATTCTTCCGTCCGCTGGCTGTAATTGTGTAAGTTCCGCCGCGTGGGCCAACATGGCAGGTCGCACTGCCGCTGACTCTTCTCTCCGTTGTCGAGCGCTTTGGTGCGGCATATGCGGCCTGTGGAGTGGCAGACGCGGGCCCATTGGCAGCAAATCCACTGACACGCTCACTCCGGTCTGCTGCTCGCATGCACTCAATCCGCTTGCCAAGTTGATCAAAAGAGTTGCAAGCCTCAATAAGGATTGCCGGGATCTCGGCGTGAGCTGCAAGGCCTACAAACATCATGGCTGCGCTAACCACCAATTTTTTCAACAATTGAGTCCTTGGTTTCGTTTTTTCCATTCGGCTTTTCTCTGCTTGCTCAAGTGCTTAACCCCGGCGCAGCGTCCACCAGGCCAGCACGCGGCCGGCAACGCAGATGGTGTCAGCGGCGCGGGCCAGGTCGTGGCGTTCTTCGTCGGGGTAGTCGGCCGTGTTGTCGCTGCGCAAAATCAAGGTGCCGTCGGTCAAGATGAGCGCCTTTTTCAATTCCAGCGAAAGCAGCAAGGACAGGATCGCTACTGGCACCATCAAAGCCTGAAAAATATCACTTCACGTCACGTAGCGCGGCCCGAAACTGAAACTCTGCACGTTTCAATAATGTTGCTTTTTTCATTTCTTTCCATGTCTCCAACTGTTGCTGCATAAATAAGTGATCATCGTCGCAGTCCTCGTTGCAATCAAGAATGTTTTCGATTGCATTCATTACCTTGGCGAGGCGCGTGCTTAAAAACTGATTGTCGGCATCTTTGATAGCATGCCGAACATCGCCCTTGTCATCTAGACACTGAAAGAGGTGGACGGATGCGCTGATGCACCAGTCAATGTGCCCTTCAGGAAATGCCTGGAATGGGTACTCTATTTGCACCCTGAACTTGACATAGTTAGGCAGATTGAGGGGTGCAGGAAGTTGGCCATGTCCTATCTTCCGACGATGCCGCTCTACTTGCCGTATAGAAGATTCTTCATCTAGGTTCTTGAGCGTGAGAGCGGCGACAGACTCCACAATAACTGCAATAGTCGCCTCTGGTGATCCTGCAATTTGCTCAACTGTTAAGCCCTTAACCATGGAACTTGAAAAACCCTGGGATCTCGCTGCAGGGTCTTCAGCAACGCGTCTTAATAGCATCAACCTTGCCAATGCAATTGGTTTGCTCTCTGATAAGCCGAAAAGCCCCATTTGGTTTTATCCTTCTACGGGTTGAGTCTCAACGTTCACCGAGGTTTGTTACCCCAGGTTTTTCAGTCTTTTCTGCAATGGCGGGGAAAGAAAATGCCATGGCCACCAGTGTCGCAATAATCACGCGAACCTCCGCAACGACCAGGCTCCAACGACACGCCCTTGAATACGCAGTCGGTGCGGCACTTCCTTGAGTGGGAGCGCTTCGGCATGGCGCCCATCGTTGCTCTCGATAATGACTTGCTGGCTCAGCGCGGAGATGCTGAGGCGCTTGACGCGCACCAGGTGGTCGAGCGTGAGGATGTAGATGCCGTCATCGGTAAATTCGTCGGTCTGCTCGACAAACATGATGTCGCCATCCTCGATCTGCCCCGTCATGGAATTGCCGCGCGCGGTGAGTACCTTGATGGTGCGTGGATTGGCGCCGAGCTGGCGGCGCACATAGCTCTCCAGCACATCCACGTAGCTCACGACTTCGGGCAGGGCGTCGCGCCCGTGGCCGGCTCCAGCCTCTGCCATGACGGGCAGGCGCACGTAACCTTCTTCTGGCTCGGTTGACACAGGGTAATGCGCTGGAGCGCTTGGGGGGCGCGCAGCGTTGGGCAGCATTGGACCTTCACCAGTTGCGAGCCATTGTTGATTCACGCCCAGTGCAGCTGCAGCGACAAGCAAGTTCTCCCCCCGAAGAAACTTGGCTTTTCCGCTTAACCAGCCATGAACGCTTGGGGGCTTCACGTTGCATGCGCGCGCAAGCTCAGCTTGTGAAATTCCCTTGTGGGTCATGGCAGCAGTTAAGCGGTCGGCTAAAGACATAAGGCAAGCCTAACATTCATGTTATTTGGAGTAGCTATTGACTTTTGATTAGCGAGTCCTAATAATCGAGACATGAACACAGAAGCCACCAAGATCATTGAGGCGCTGGGTGATACCGCAGAAGTCTCGCGTTTGTTCGATGTGCGCATGCCATCGGTCAGCGACTGGAAGAAGGCGGGCATCCCTAAGGCCCGAATGATGTATCTGCAAGCCGTCTGCCCACATGCGCTCGATGGCGTTGACGTGACTGCCGCCACGGCCAAGCATGCTCGTCGTCGCATCGCTACCCCCCCCAAACCGAAACCTGTTGGCGCCGAAGTGCAGCTCCATCCACACATATCCGATGGCGATCAGCACGTATCCAGCGCGGATCCAGATCTGAAATGGGGTTGTTCCAATGACTGAGATCAAAACCCAGAAGGCGCTGGCAGATCCGACGAATGTTTGCCAATGCAGGATTGCCGCCGCCCGAAAAAAACGCTTTTGGCGGGCCTGCAGCAACGCCTTTTTGATGATCCATCTGTTTGCGCTTGCGACGGTCGGCTTCATGGTCGGTGACGGTTGGTTGTTTCGCTCGGTTGCGGCCTCCATTGTCATGGGTCCGGTGTTGGCTTATCGGGAGCACAAGTCCGCTACCACCACCAAGGAGGCCGCATGAAAGCGGGCAATACCACTTCACAGGGCTCCCGCAGCGGGGCGGCCCAGGTGCTCGGCGGTCATACGCCCATGTGGCAGCGCGATGTTGTGCGCCGCTTCGCGTGGGCAGCAAAGGTGCGACTGAAGTACCGCAGTGCCGCCTTGAAAGCTGAGTACGGACTTCTTTCCTTCATCGCGGCAGGCTGGACAAAAGTAGGGCGCTCTGCGGACACCCTGTGCGTCTGGCTCAAGGGCCAAGACGAAAACGCCCGCTGCGACCTCTGCCAGTTCGTAGCCGTGAAGCTGCGCCTCTATCTGCTTCGCGGCCTTGTTTTCGGCTACGAGTCTCTCGTTCTCTTGAACGAGCGCCGCCATTGCTTGCTGACTCGACAGCACTGCCTGATGCGCTTCGGTTATGTGCCGCAGCAACTCCATCCTGACGGTCAGCAGTTTCGATTCGTCACGCAGTGCTACGAGCCCGTCAACGACGACTTTGGCGCCGGACAGCGCTGATATGGCGACCCCTATTTCATTGATCACGTCTGCCCCTTCTGGTGATGGTTGTGTAGGAACTCCATCGTATTGCCAGAAGAGGGCGGGCACCCATTCGGGCTCTACCCATGCCTGAGCCGTCGCAAGCGCCGCGCCATTGCCTCTTTTGCCGCCCAGCTCCAGCGCGTTTCTTCGGCATCCACTTCCAATTTTTCCCCGTGTTCCGCAACTACCAACGGAATTTCTTGGGCACGGGTTCTCTCGTCGGCGCCTGGCGCGTCGGCGGGGTCTTTTGACACCGACAGGACCACAGCATGAGAGCCGAAGAAAACGACGAAACGCCCATGTTCGCGCGTGGCATTGCAGGCCCACTGGGCAAGCTCACGCAGGACATGAAGACGAAGGTCGATGAACACACCGAGTACCTGTTCCGCAGGGACTGCGCCTTGGGCGGCACCGACGTATCCACGGTGATGCGCGACTTCATTTACATGCACTGCTACGGCAAGACGTATCGCGGGATGGTTGCAGAGAAGTTGCAGCATGAAATAGATCGTACTGACGCACTCCATGCATTGAAAGGGCCTTTTGAGGGCCCCGAATTCCAGTCGGATTCAGATGAGGCGCAGCAGCGCGCGCGGAGGGTAGGACCATGAACTTCTATTCTTTTCATATTGGCGATTACGCCAGCGCCACGCGGCATTTGACGTGGCTGGAGGACGCTGCCTATCGCCGCCTGCTGGACGTCTACTACGTCAAAGAGGGGCCCCTTCCTCCCGAGCTGCGCCAGGTGTACCGCCTTGCGGTCGCAAGCACGCCAGAGCAGCGCGAAGCGATAGACGCAGTGCTCGAAGAATTTTTTGTGCTGACTGAGCAGGGCTATACGCATATGCGCTGCGAAGCCGAGATTGCACGCGCCGCAGATAAGCGCAGTAAAGCAGCGCAAAGCGCCAATGCAAGGTGGGGCAATGCCAAGAAGCAAGCAGACGTATTGCCAAAAGACAACAAGCAGCATAACGACGGCAATGCGAACGCATCGGAAACGGCATGCGATGGCATGCCAAAACAATGCGATGGCAATGCTCCCAATCCCAATCCCAATCCCAATACTTCCGTACCTATCGGTACGGGCAGCGGCAAGCCGCCGCCGATCACCGATCCGCAAGAAATCATCTTCGGCTACGGACTGGCCCTGTTGACCAACGCAGGGACGGCCGAAAAGCAGGCTCGGTCGTTCCTCGGTGGGCTGCGCAAGCAACACGGGGATGCCGAGCTGGTCAACAAGCTGCGCGACTGCGCCAAGGCCAAGCCGCTGCAGCCGCTCGAATGGCTTGCTGCTGCGCTGCCGCCCGCCAGCATGGCGCCAAAACTCAACGCGCAGGAGGCCTTGGAGGCCGCAAACCGCTCTGTCGCCGAAAGATTCCTTGCCGAGGAGGCCGCCCGTGAAGCCGTCTGACAAACCCGCCCTGGTGGCCCTTGTGACCGATGCCCTGGCGTACTACGGCAAGCCCGTGAGCACGTTCACCCTGCAGGTCTGGACGCAAGCCTGCCAGCCGTTTGAGCTCGAGCAGGTGGCCAAGGCCATGACGGCGCACGCCACCGATGCAGAGCGCGGCCAGTTCGCCCCGAAGGTGGCCGACATTGTGCGAATCCTGTCCGGCACGGCCACCGACCGCGCTGCGCTGGCCTGGGGCAAGTGTTTGGACGCCATGGGCCGTGTGGGCGCGTACACCGATGTGGTTTTTGACGATCCAGCTGTGCATGCGGTGGTCGAGGACTTGGGCGGCTGGCCAAAGCTGTGCCGCACCGACATGGCCGAGCTGGGCTATGTGCAGCACCGTTTTCAGGAAAGCCACCGGGCATACACCGGACGCGGCCAGTTTGAGTACCCCCGCCGCCTTGCCGGCGACCGCAGCCCTGACAGCGAATACGAAAAAGTCGGCCTGCCACTGCCGCGCCCGGCGCTGGTGGGCGATCCAGAGCGCGCCAAGGCTGTTTACCGCGCTGGCAATGTCGCCGGTAAAACCGCCATCACTTTCACGCCAGTGCAGCAACTGTCGGGCGTCATTGCCTCTGCCATCACGCACCAGGAGCGTGTGGCATGAAAGACCTACTCCAACGCCTCAAGTCCGGCGCATCCATGCGCTACCGCGACCCCTACGGCTTCTACACCGTGCTGGCCGGCAAAAGCACCCCCTTGCCAGAGGCCACTGGCCGCGCCGCCGTCCAGTCCGGCCTGGTACTCCCTGCAGGCAAAGACCAGCACGGCGTCTACCTTTTCACATTGAGCCCCAAAGCCCGAAATGCCATGCCAATCCTGCCAGACCATCCGCAAACACTACCCCGCCGACCCGCAGCAGCACCGCCAGCACTGCCCGACGTGTCTGCACTGCGGCGCGAGGCTGATCCAGAAAATGCAGCGGCTGTACCAGCTGACAGCCGAGCAGCGCCGGGACCGGTGCCGGCAGACGCTGGCGCAGTGGCTGGCGCAGGGGCACGACGAGCAGCAGCTGCGCAAGCTGGCCAAGGCGACTGCATGGGCCGTGGCGTCTGCGCCAGAGCAGAGTGGCCGCACGAGATAGACGGCTGCGGCAATGTCGGGCGGGGAGGCGCGTGATGGTGCTGATCCTGCCCTGGCCGCCATCGGCCAACGTCTACTACCGCAACGTGCAAGGCAAGACGCTGATCAGCGCGGCCGGCCGTGCGTACCGCGCCGCTGTTGCCGACCAGGTGCTGATCCAGCGCGGTGCAAAGCAGCTGGCCGGTCGCCTTGCCGTAGCCATCGTGGCCCATGTGCCCGACAGGCGTCGGCGCGACCTCGACAACCTGCTCAAAAGCACGCTGGACAGCCTGACGCATGCCGGCGTGTGGCTGGATGACAGCCAGATTGACAGCCTGCGCATTGAGCGCGGACCCGTCGGCGGGATGCTCAAGGTATCGGTGCTGGAGGTAGCTCATGTCTGAGAGCCTGAGCATCGAGCTGCACAACCGCGTGCAAGCGTGGGCGGCCATCAAAAGCCAGCTTTTCCCGTTCTTGGAACAAGTCCTGCAGGGCGGGCGCCGTTGGGTGCTCACGGTGAGCCTGCGCAAGCGCACCAAGCCGCAGAACCGGCGCTACTGGGGCCGCGGCGTGCTAGCCCAGGTGGCAGAGCAGGCGGTGGTGAATGGCCGGCTGTTCAGCGCAGAGGTTTGGCACGAGAAATTTAAACGCCAGTTCATCGGGTTTGATGAGCTGCCCAACGGCCAGATCATCGGCAAAAGCAGCGCAGCACTGTCAACCACCGAGTTCAGCGACTTCTGCGCCGCAGTCGAAGCGCACGCCGCCAACGAGCTGGGCGTCACGTTCTATGACCTGGAGCCGCAGCAATGATGCGCCGCACGCCCATGAAGCGCACCGGTTGGACCCGCTCCAGCACCACCGCGCCCGCCGCAGCGAAAAAACAAAGAAATGTGGTGGTACCGCTAGTGGATACTGGATCGAGTGCTATCAAAAATGATAAAGTTTGCGAAATTGCGCAAGTTGTGCCAAATACGCCTCCAGACATTGGTGGAAAAGCGAATGTAGCTATTAAATCAGTAGCTATTCCGCCCAGCACCAGCACCACCGCCAGCGCGGGCCCACGGCCCAAAAGCGCACCGGTGCGCAATGAGACTTACAGGCGTGCTGTAGCCAGCCTGCCGTGCTGCATCTGCGGCGTGCCCGGTTACAGCCAGGCGGCGCATGGCAGCGCAGGTAAGGGCATGGGCATCAAGGCCTGCGACCTGACCTGTTTCCCAGCATGTGCACCGCGCCCGGGTATCGCGGGCTGTCACGCCGAGCTCGACCAGGGCGCCAAGTTCACCAAGGCCACGCGCCACGCGCTCGAACCTGCCTGGGCAGACGACACCCAGCGCCGCATCCACGCCATGGGGCTGTGGCCGCAAAGCATTCCGTATCTGCACGATTTCAACCATAGACCAACGTGATGCACCCACCACCAAAGCGCCTCAACATGAACGACGCCGTCGAAGATCTTGCTCCCATGCCTCCGCCGTGCTTTCACAACCGGGTCGGCTGGATTGCTTACCTCAAGAGCGCGGCTGCCGCGCAGAACCACGCCGGCGAGCCCCGGGTGATCCTGATTGCCAATGGCGAAGCAGTTTTCAACCTGGACTTCCCCTTTTGTGAGGACTGTACCCAGATCAAGAGCCTGGAAATGCACAACCAGGGTCGGTGCAACAAAGACTATCTGACGCAACTCAAGGCGAAAGGCACAAAGTGAACCTGCAAGGAGCCATCGAGACCATCCGCTTGGTCATCGCCGCCATCGGCCCCGCGCCAGCGCGCGACATCGAGCGCCACCCGGACGTAGTGGCCGCCTGCCGCTCCAGCAAGACCAAGGCGCGCCGGCACATCGAGCGCCTGAGCCAGCTGGGGCACGTTAGGAGCTGCGGCAGCTTGCAGCAGCCGCACTACTGGGTGGAGTAGGGCGCCAGCGTTGACTCCGACGCAATCTCTCGTGGAATAGACGGGTATCCCAACAATCCACGAGGCCCCGAATGGCAACACAGTCGCGCAAGGGTGCGGCTTCGCCGCCACAAGCAGCAAAGCGCAAGAAGGTCGATTGGCCCGCTGTCGAGCGGGACTACCGCACTGGCAAATTCACGCTGCGCGAGCTGGAGGCAAAGCATGGCGTGGACAACGCGCAGATTGCACGGCGCAAGAAGGCTGAGGGCTGGAGTCAGGACCTGAGCGAGGCGGTCCGGGTAGCGACCAATGCCCGGCTGATGTCAGCAATCGTCAGCAAGGAAGTCAGCGCTGCGCAGCAAAGTGTCAGCACGGCGATCCTTGAGGCGGCAGAGGTCAACACCCAGGTCATCCTGGCGCACCGGCACGGCCTGCAGCGCATCACGCGCATCAAGGAAGCACTGCTGGGGCAGATCGAGCAGGCCGCGCAGTTGATGCCCGACCTGGCCGAGGCCATCGAGATGGTGCGCCAGCCCGACGACAACGGCACAGACCGCGCCAACGACGCATTGCGTCGGGCCATGGGCCGATCCGCGCTGGTCGATGACCTCAAGAAGCTGGCCGAAGTGGACGAGCGCGTGCGCAAGGGAGAGCGCGAGGCGTTCAACATCACCGGCCCGGCAGAGGAAGCAAAGAAGGACGGCATTGCCGACTTCATCGCTGAACTGTCCGCCCGCGGCAGCCGCCTGCCCACTAAGGGCGCCGAGTGATCCGAGAAGACATCCAGCTGGGCCTGGCCGACCCGTGGTGGCGCATCTGCAGCCTCTACTGGATCGTGGACAAGGACGGGCGCCCGGTGCGGTTCGTTCCCAACGCCGAGCAGGCTGACTTCTACCAGCAGCTGCACACACGCAATGCCGTGCTCAAGGCCCGGCAGAAGGGCTTTTCCACGCTGATGCAGATCATCGGCCTGGACCAGTGCCTGTTCAACGACAACTTCACCAGCAACACGATTGCCGACACGCTGCCCAACGCCGGCAAGCTGTTCCGCAAGGCAGCCTTTGCCTATGACCGGCTGCCCGAGGTCATCCGGGCATCGAGACCGCTCAAGAGCCGCACCGGCAGCGAAATGGTGTTCGAGAACGGCTCGAGCTTTTCGGTGGGCACCAGTGCACGGGGCGGCACGGTGCAGTTCCTGCACATCTCCGAGATGGGCAAGATCGCCAAGAAGTACCCGGAGAAGGCCCGCGAGATCGTCACCGGTGCGTTTGAAGCGGTACCGCTCAATGGCGTCATCGTGGTGGAGTCCACCGCCGAGGGCAACGGGGGCGAATTTTTCGATATCTGCGACGCCGCTCTGAAGAAGCGCGAGGCGAAGTCGCAGATGACGGAGCTCGACTTCAAGCTGCACTTCTACCCCTGGTTCGCCAGCCCTGAGTACCGCATCCAGGCCGAGGGCGTCTTTTTCACCGAGGCCGACAGCAAATATTTCCGCCAGGTCGAGGCCGTGACTGGTACCAAGCTGGACGAGCAGCAGCGCATTTGGTACGTCAAGAAGCGCGACATCCTCAAGCGCGACATGAAGCGCGAGTACCCGGCGACCATCAAGGAGGCGTTCGAGCAGGCTATCGAGGGCGCGATCTACGGCGACGAGATGACAACGCTGCGCGAGCGCGGCCGCATCTGCGCTGTGCCCGTCGACCTGCTCGAGCCCGTCAACACCTTCTGGGACCTGGGAAGCAACGACCACACCGCGATCTGGCTGCACCAGCGCATCGGTGCCTGGGACCACTTTGTCGGCTACATGCACGGCACCCGCACCGGGCTGCGCAAATGGTGGGATGCGCTGGAAGAGTGGCGCCTGCTCCAGGGTGTCGAGAAGTGGGGCCGCCACTACCTGCCGCACGACGGCGCCTCGGAGCGCCAGGGCGAAGAAATCGAAAGCGCCGAGTCCATTTTGCAGGACATGGGCGTGCGCAACATCGAGATCGTGCCCCGTGTCACTGCCCTGGCCGTGGGCATCGACAAGACCCGCACAGCGATGGTTAAGAGCGTGCGCATTGACGAGGCGGCCTGCGCTGAGGGCATCCGCTGCCTCGACTCCTACCAATTCGAGTGGGACGAGAAGCGCGGCCAGTGGCGCAACGAGCCGCTGCACAACTGGGCATCGAACGGCGCCGATGCGTTCCGCCAGTGGGCGCAGGGCTACCAGCCCAGCACGGGCACCGACCTGTCCTCTTTCAAAAACCGCAAACGCAGCTGGAGATAACCCCCATGCGACTTTCCCCCGTTCTCTCTCCCAGCGGCGAGCCGATGTTTTCGGTGGGCGGCCGGCATGCGTACAAGACGGCCGTCAAGAACAGCTATGTCGTGAGCCTCGAGTGGATGGCCATTGGCAAGCATGTGCGCGCCGTGATGTGCATCTGGCCGGCCAGCAACGTGTTCGTGACCGGCGAAGGGCAGGGCATCTGGACGATCACGCGCAACTGCATCGGAGAGTTTGTCGGCTTCAACCGGGACGACAAGTGCACGGGCGGCCCATCCCAGCACTGCTTTCGGGAGGCGCGCGAGGCGCTGCCGCTGCTGGGCAAGGACATCAACGACAAGGCCGCCTTGCATGAGCTGGTCGACGTGGTGGTGGCGTTCGCGCCCGAGCTGGTGCTGATGCCGGCCACGCCCAAGCACGTCAAGCATGCGCTCGCGGCCCCCGCGATGTGGGAGCTGACCGCCACCGACAAAAACACCGGCAAGGTGCTGCATGAGGCCTCTGTATGAAAAGCCTCAACGCCAGCCCTGCAGCAGCGCAGGAGCGCCACGACAAGCGCCGCGCCTGGTTCCTGGCCGAGGCGGCGCGCCAAGCGTCGAACCGCGCCATGATGGCCAAGTGCGAGGCGTTCTACGACGGAAACCAGTATGAGTTCGAGGACGCCGAGGCGCTGCGCGAGCGCGGCCAGCCGGTGGTGGTCTACAACGAGGTCAAGCCGACGATCGACTGGCTGATTGGCACCGAGCGCAAGACGCGCGTGGACTTCCTGGTGGTGGCCGACGACGAGGGCGAGGAGGCCGACGAGGACGCGCGCCTCAAGACCAAGCTGCTCAAGTACCTCGATGAGACGAACCGAGCGAGCTTCGAGCGCAGCTACGCGGCCGAGGACGCTTTCAAGGCCGGCATTGGATGGATAGAGGTGGGTTTGCGCGGCGACAAGGGCGGCGCACCGATCTACATCGGGGCCGAGTCGTGGCGCAACATTCTGTGGGATTCCCAGGCAAGCAAGCGCGACCTGTCAGATGCGCGCTACCTTTTTCGCATCAAGGTGGTTGACCTCGACGTGGCCATTGCGCTGTTCCCGGACAAGAAGGCCAAGATCGAAGCGTGTGCGCAGACGGGTGATGACGCCGAGATTCTGCGCAGCTGGCTCGGAACGGGGCTGATCGGCGGGCTCGATGCGTTCAGTAGCCAGGACGACAAACTCGACTACCTGACCGCCAAGCCGGTGGACATGTTCAACACCCGCGAGCGCGTGATGCTGCTCGAGTGCTGGAGCCGCGAACCGTTCCATAACAAGGAGCCCGGCCCCTACGGCATTGCCGACCCGATGACCTGGCGCATCATGTGCTCGATCATGACCGAGGCGGACACGCTGATCGAGTCGTGGAGCCCGTTCAAGCACGACCGCTTCCCGTTCATACCGTACTGGGCCTACCGCAACAAGCGCACGGGCCTGCCGTACAGCCCGATCTGTCAGCTCATGGGTCCGCAGGAAGCGCTGAACCACCGCATGAGCCGCAGCCTCTACGAGGCCAGTGCCAACCAGTTGATGATGGAAGAGGGCGCTTTCAACGCGGAGGTGATGGACATCGACGAGATCCGCCGCGAGCTCGACGACCCGCACGGCACCGCCGTGTTCGCCAACGGGGCCCTGGGCGGCAACAAGGTGCGCGACCGCGACAACAAGGGCGCGGCGCAGTTCCAACTGAATCTGGCGCAGTACGACCAGAGCGCCATCCGCCAGATGTCGGGCGTGACGGGAGAGAGCCGGGGCCTGGACACCAATGCCACCAGCGGCAGGGCAGTCATGGCCAAGCAGGAGCAGGGCAGCCTGATCACGATGGAGCTGTTCGACAACCTGATGTTCGCGCGGCAGATGGAGGGCGAGCTGGCCCTGAGCATGGCCGAGCAGTTCATCAACCAGCCGATGACGGTGCGCGTGAGCGGCGATGGTGGCAAGCAGGAATACAGCCGCATCAACACGCTGCAGAACGATGGTACGTACCTCAACGACATTACGAAACGCCACGCACAATTCACGGTGGGCGAGCAGGCCTGGAAGCAGAGCTTTGCCGAGGCCGCGTTTGAGCAGCTGATGCAGGTGATGACGCAGCTGGCCAGCGCCGCGCCGCAGATCGTCGTGAACCTGCTGGACGTGATTTTCGAGATGCACCCGAGCCTGCCACGCAAGCAGGCGATCCTGCAGCGCATCCGGGCGATCAACGGCCAGACCGACGAGAGCGGCAAGGTGACGCCCGAGCAGCAGGCCCAGCAGCAACAGCAGCAACAGATGGCCCAGGCGCAGTTCGACGCGCAGATGGCGCAGCTGCAGGCGCAGATCCGCGAGGCCCAGGCCAAGGGCGAAAAGCTGGACGCCGATGCGCTGGCCAAGCGCATGGAAACCATCTACATGGCAGCTCAGGGCGCGCAGGTTCTGAACGCAGCTCCGCAGTTGGCGGCTGTGGCAGACGAGCTACTGAAGTCGGTGGACTTCAAGGACATGAACGGCGCCGGCGTGATCGATCCGGCCGCCGTGCCGCAGGGCCAGCAGCCCCAGCAGGGCCAGCAGCCACCCCAGCCCATGCAGGACCAGTTTGCCGAGCAACCACCCGTGCCGCAGATGCAGCAACTCGACGGCGCGATGGCCGGCAGCCAGACGCCCATGGCCGATGGCGTGGACCCGAGTTTGATGTAACCCAAGGAGATCGACATGTTTGGATTGATTGAAGGACTTGCCAAGGCCGCCGTAGGCGTTGTTGTACTGCCCGTGCAGGTAGTGGCTGATGTGGTGACGCTGGGTGGGACGCTGACGGACAAGGACGAGCCGTACACAGCCACAGGCGTCAGCGACGTTCTCAAGAACCTGCAGGGCGCCGTCACACCAGAGAAGAAATAACCACCTCAACCAACTCGCAGGAGTAAGACATGACCGACGACACCACAAATCAACGCCGCCACGAATTGACCATGACGCTGGCGGGAGGCGCCGCCACGTACCTGGCGCACGCGCCTTTCAGTGCCGATGAAATCGCGCAAGGCATCAAGACGACGGTCGACGCGCTGTACCCGTTGCAGGAGCCGAGCACCAGGAGCGATGCCGCCAAGCCGGCGTGCATCAATGGGCCATTCGCATCACCCATCGCACTGCCTGTGCGCGACCCTGGTCCCGACGCGCTGGAGCAGGAAATCCAGGCCAAGGGCCTCACGGCGCCACGCATCACACCGGCCGACATTGAAGCGAATATTGCCAGCGAGCACTACTTCACTGCTCTTGATGGCGTAGAAGGCGCAACTGGCTCCTGGGATGTCGGCGCCGCCTACGCTCTTGGCCTGATTACCTTCTGCGTGCTCATAACCCACAACGGAACGAAGCTGGTGGGCGTGAACGAAGGCCCTGTGTCTCCGGAAAACTTCGACGCTGAAATGGGCCGCAGCATGGCCCGGAAGAAGGCCATCGACCAGCTATGGCCAATGCTGGGCTACGAGTTGCGCAGCAAGCTGGCATCCAACACCTGACCACGCAACCCCTCGCAGGAGTGAGCACCATGATAAGCCCCGAAGACCGAAAAGCCCTTGAAGCCATTGCCGCTGCGGAAGCCGCTGGCAAAGACCCGTTTGGTGACGACGAGCCCCTGACCACCGTGGACGCCGAGCCCGATGCGGTCGACGCCGACGATGGCCCGCAGGACGAGCCGGCGCCCGAGCCGGGAGAGGAGCAAGGCGTCACCGAGCCCGAGGCGACAGCCCAGGCACCGGCTGCGCCCCAGGACGATCAGGCAGCGTCCCCTGTCGAGCCTGAGCCCGCCATCCCGCAGTACAAGGCCGAGACGCCCGCCGACTACAGGGCCCAGCGCGCCGAGTTGCTCAAGCAGAAGGCCACAGCCATGAAGCAACTCATGGACGGCGAGATCGACGCCGACGCCTATTCGGTTGAGGATGCGCGCGTGTCCGACGCCATCGAGGAGCTGAGCGCCGCGCGCATCCGTGCCGAGACACTGCAGGACGCCAACGCCCAGACGCAGCAGGTCTACCAGCAGCGCACGATCCAGCGCCTGATTGCCAAAACGGCGGACGAGGTGGACTATGCCAGCGACGCCGCAGCGCAGCAGCAGTTCGACACTTCGCTGCAGGTGCTTGCGGCCCAGCCCAGCAACGCCGGGCGCGACTTTGCCGACCTGGCCGATGACGCGCACAAGATGGTCAAGGCGATGCGTGGCGTGCAGTCTCCAGCGCCCGCCAAGCCTGCTGTCGAGCGAAAGCCCGCAGGAGAAACCCCCGTGACGCTGCGCGGTCTGCCTTCGGCCTCGACGCCCAACACGGGCGGCGTGCTCGAGCAGATCGGCCGCCTCAAAGGCCCAGCCTATGAGGCGGCATATGCCCGGTTGACCCCGGCGCAGCAGGCGGCATTGCTGGACGAGTGATGGACAAACCCCGGACCGGTCTGGTGCTGGAAATCCGCGAGGGCGAAGCCATTTGCCTGCGCGGTCTCGGCGGCGTTGACTCCGAAAAAATCGTCTTAATACTCGAATCGAAGGACGGGCGCAAGGCCCGCGTACGCATTCAGGCAGGCCCCTCCGTCAGGGTGGGCAAGCTGCCAAGGTGCGCGCAGGTTTGAGCCACCGTCCCCCAAGTCCCCAGCAGCGCCGCTGCGGGGTTTTTCGGCGCGCTGGAGTGCGTCAATGTGCTGGATAAGGAGTAACACATGGCCCGCACGACAATTCTGCCGAATGACCCGAACAAGCGTAAAGCCTGGGCAGCGGCAGTTGCCAACGACGCTGCGCAAGAGCAGTATTTTGCCCGCCTGGTGGGCGAAGAGGGCTCGCGCTCTGCCGTCATCAAAAAGACCGAACTGGAAAAGGGCGCAGGCGACGAAGTGACCACCGCACTGGTGGCCAAGCTGCGCGGTGCTCCGATCACCGAGGGCCAAAAGCTCGCCGGCCAGGAGTTCAAGCTGCAGCACGCCGCCCACACGATGCGCATCAACGAGTTCCGCCACGGCGTGAACGTGGGCGCGCGCATCGAGCAGTCGCGCGTTGGCTACAACCTGAAAAAGCAGGGCCGCGAGAAGCTGACCGAGTACATCAAGGAGCTGTACGAGCAGGTGATTGCCACGGCCGCTTCGGGCGCGCGCGGCATCGGCGACGAGATCAGCCATTTCGGCCTGGACTACACCGGCTACCCCAACCCACTGCGCGCACCGGACGCTGCGCACCTGTTTGTCGGCGCCGACGGCACCAAGACCAAGGCGACGCTGGCGGCCACCGACAAGATGACGCTGGGCACCGTGAACAAGCTGCGCACCAAGGCCAAGAAGATGCTCGGTGGCAAAGGCAAGGCCGTGAAGATGACCCCCATCCGCAAGGGTGGTAAGGAGTGCTTTGCGCTGGCCGTGCTGCCCGAGGTGATGCAGGACATCCGTGACGATGTGGGCGCGCAGGGCTGGTTTGAGGCTCAAAAGGCCCTCACGGCTGCCGTGGGCAAGGAGTCCGAGATTTTCAAGGGCGGCGCCGGCATGTTCAATGGCGTGCTGATCGACGAGATGGAAGTGGGCGTGAAGTTCGCCGACTACGGCTCTGGCGGCACGGTGGGAGCGGCCCGCTCGCTGTTCCTGGGCGCCAACGCAATCTCGATTGCGCACGGTACCAAGGGCATGGCGGACGGCATGTCGGTGAGCCTGGACGAGGACATGGACGACCGCAAGCACGACCACATCCTGTTCTTCGAGATGATCTTTGGCGCCGATAAGTCGCAGTTCGACGGCATGGACTACGGAATGATGTCCGTGGACACCGCCTACACGGCTGCCGTTTAACCCCACCCGCCACCTGAAGGAGTAACAAAACCATGGCTCTCAAGCAATCCAAGCAAGTGGCGGCGGGCCTACCCGCTCCTAGCGCCACTGAAGCCGGCCGCGCCGTGCTGGTGACAGGCGAGTACGTCACGGGCACGGGCGACGCCATCAACGACATCGTCGAGTTCGGCGCCATCCCGCAAAACTGCGTGCCGGTCGACTTGATCGTGGACAACGGCGCGCTGGGCGCATCGACCACGCTGGACGCCGGCGTTATCAGCGGCACCTACGGTGCACTGGACAACGCACGCACCATGGGCAGCGAGTTTTTCGCCGCCTCGGCCACCGTCTCGGCTGGCGTCATTCGCCGCTCCAAGAATGTCAACGCCATCGCCTCGGACCCCTCCGAGCGCGGCTGGGGTGTGAAGTTCTTGGGCGCTGCCCCTGCAGCCGGCCAAGTGATCCGCGCCACGCTGATCTGCCGCCCCGTGGTCGTCGGTATTGCCTGATGGCCCGCCCGCGCAAAGCCGATCGGCTGTCGCCTGCGGCGCTGTCGGCAGCCGATCGGGAGAACCCCGACAAGCTGACGGGCAGCGACCTGCGGGCGCTGGCGCATCGGCGCGGGCTGGCACGCTCCGATGTCGAGCGCATGGACGACGAGAAGATCCGCACGCAGCTGCGCTACCTGACCTACCGGCAGTACGACGATGCGGTGGACTGACTTCGGTCCCTACATCCTGCCGTATGTGCCAGGGTGCCCCGAGCCGGTGATGGTGCACCACGCGCGCCTGGCGGCCATTGAGTTCTGCCGGCGCACGCAGTGCCACCAGGCAGTGCTGGAGCTGGACCTGAGGCAGGGCAGCGTGGAGGCTGAGCTGTTCCCCGACAACGGCACGCAGATCAACCGCGTGCTGGCCGTGGCCGCCAATGGTCGTAGCCTGCCGCTGGTCAGCACCCACCAGGGTATGGCCATGCAGCACGCCGACTCCGGCCAGGAGTTCTGCTTCACTGCGGACAATTTGGTGCTGCACGTCAACCCGGCGCCAACGGCCGACTGGACCGGATCGGCCCACGTCACCCTCACTCCCACGATGACGGCACAAATGCTGTCCGACACCGTGGCCAGCGCGCACCTGCAGGACATCGCCATTGGCGCGGTGGCATCCCTGCAGCAGATTCCTGGTCAAGCGTTCACCGACTTCAAGTCGGCAGCGTCCCGGCTCGCGCAGTTCAATGCCCGCATTTCTACCGTGGCCGCCAAGACATCGCGCGGCCTGGGCGCATCCAAGATGCGTTCGCACGCCACCTACCTCTGATACCTCTGCCCCGGGCGTTGACTCCGGAGCATCCTGGCAGACAGTAGCCATTGAGGCCCGCTGTGGGCTGCATCGGGGGTCTTTCTGTGCTCGCACCACCACTTCGTCAGGCGTTAGGAGCACACCTCGGGCAGGTGCTGACCCCTGAGCGCGCTGCCGCCATTGAGATTGCAGCCAGCGCGCCGGAGGGCTCGGCGCTGGACCCTGCCCAGTTCGGCTCCCTGGTCCACGGCGACTACGCCATCCAGGCCGAGCGCTTTGCCGACATTCTCGATGAGCTGCACGCCTTGCACGCGCTGCACTGGGGCGAGACGGAGGCACACCGCGCCGGCATCCCCATGAACCCCGACTACGCCCTGGCCTGTGCGCACGAGCGCGCCGGGCGGATGCTGCAGTTCACGGTGCGAACGGTCGGCGCCGGTGAGCTGGTTGGGAATCTGCGCATGTACCTGGCGCAGAGCATGCACACGCAGACGCGCTACGCCAGCGAGGACACCCTTTTTCTCAAGCCAGAGCACCGCGGCGGGTTCACCGCCATGGCGCTGATCCGGTTTGCCGAGCGCGCACTGCGCTCGCTGGGGGTCGCGGAGATCCGCATCCACAGCAAGCTGGTCAACAACGCCGACGTACTGATGCGGCGCATGAAGTACCAGCCCGTGGCGCTGGAATTCGTCAAATTTTTCGAGGATTGATGCCGTGAAGAAGCACAGGAACGAAACCAGGCCAGCGCTCGACGGCAACCAACATCACCAGAGCCTTGCAAGGAGCGCCTCATGAACATCTCTCATTGGAAGCGAAAGGCCATGGGTTGGCATGCGCGCTGCGCAGATTCGCCCGACTACAGCGGCATGAACAGGGCGGCAGAGGCCAATGCAGACATTGCCGGCCAAGCCCTTGATTGGTACAAGAAGGTCTACACCGAGCAGGCGCCCCAGCGCGAAGCAGCAGCGCAGCGCGCCAACGCCGTGAGCGATGCCCAGCTGGGCTCGATGCAGCAAAACGACGCGATCAGCAAGGACTACTGGAACTACCAGCAGAGCACCTTTCGCCCGCTTGAGCGCGGTGTGGTGGAGGCCGCGCAGAACTACGACACCCAGGACAGGCGCGACCAGAAGGCCGGCCAGGCCATGGCCGACGTACAGCAGCAAATCGATGCAATGCAGGCGCAGCAGATGCGCAGCATGTCCCGCATGGGGGTCAATCCCAGTGACGGCAAGTTTGCCGCCATGAGTAACCAGATGGCCATCGCCGGTGCACTGGGCAAGGCACAGGCCGCTCTCAAGGCACGCGAGGGCGTGGAGTTGCAGGGCTACGCCCGCAAGATGGATGCGGCTAACCTGGGCCGGGGCCTTGCCTCAAACCAGGCCACCAGCGCAGGCGTGGCGCTGAACGCGGGCAATGCATCGGCCCACAGCGCCGGCATCCCGCTGACGCAAGCGAATCAGGCGGCGCAGACCATGGGCCAGGGCTTCAACACCGCCATCCAGGGCAACAGCAGCGCCGGCAATCTCTACGGGCAGGTGGCGCAGATGCAGGGACAAGACAGCGGCGCCATGGGCGCACTGGGCACGGTAGCAGGCGGGTTTCTTGGTGGCAGTGGCTTTGCCAAGATGATCCCCTCGGACCAGAACGCCAAGAAGGACGTCACGCCAGTGTCCGATGACGCCGCCCTTGCCGCCGTGGAAAAAACCCCTGTTTCCCGGTGGACCTACAAGGAGGGCAAGGGAGACGGCGGGACTCACATTGGCCCCATGGCACAGCACGTCAAGGCAACCATGGGAGAGCAAGCAGCGCCCGGCGGGAAGCAAATCGACCCGATCACGATGAACGGCATCAGCATGGCCGCCATTGCCGCTCTCTCGCGCAAAGTGGACAGACTAGCCAAGGTCAAAGGGGGAAAATCATGAGCCGAGGCATGGTGTCATTTTTGGCGGGGCTGGGCAGCGGATATCTCAAGGCCCAGGACAAAAACCACGAACGCGAGCGCCAGGACAGGCTGGACCAGCAGGCCAACGAGCTGCACACGGCGCGCATGTCGGAGATTGGCGACGCGCAGGCAGTTCGCCAAGACGAGCGCGACTACAAGAACGCAATGCAGGCAGCGCTGAGCGCGGGCAAGACCGACACAGGGCACCAGGTGACGGACAGTGCGGGAAGCAACGCCTTCACCAAGGATGCGGACGCCGCCGCCGTGATGCAGGACATGGCGCAGATCCTCAATGGGGGCGCCAGCGCCGCGCCAGCCACGCGCGTGCTCACCGGCATGCAGGGCGCCACGCAGCGCGGCATCATGCCCGGGCAGCAGGTATTTGCCGACCCCGCCAAGGCCCAGGAGTTCGCCAAGACCCAGACGATGAGCGACTACGCCAAGCTCAAGGCGCGCCAGGCGGTGGCTGAGCAGTACGCCAAGCTCGACGTGGCCGACGACATGCGCAGCAAGCTCGAGAGCCTTGCGCAAAAGGGCGTGTTCCAGGCGGGCAGCCTGCTGGACGCCGGCAACGCGGCTGGGGCGCTCAAGGTGCTGCAGAACGCCAACCCGGACCTTGTGCCCCGGGGGGCGCAGTTCCGCCAGGTTGACGTGCCTGACATGTTCGACCGCTCCAAGACCACAAAGGGCTGGGCGCTGGTGGCGCCGGGCGCCGAGGGCCAGCCAGAGCGCGTGCTGGTGGGTGATTTCCGTGACGCCGTGTTCGGCTACCTGACGCCCGAGAAGCAATTCGATGCGCGCCAGGCGCTGGCCAAGGGTGCGCTTGATGAACGCAAGACGTCCGTGGCGGAACGGCAGGCAGCCAACGCAGAGCGCAAGACGGACCTGATGATGCAAAAGATGTTTGCCTCTGTGGGATCTGGTGGCGGTTCTGGTGGGGCGCGCAGCAGCGGGGGCAACGATATGCCAACCCCCTTTAACCCGTTGGCCAACTTCGACAGCAAGAAGGCGCAGGCCGTGGCTTTTGAGCAAGCGGCTGCTGCCACGGATACCAAAGGCCAGCCCCTCGATCCGGCTGCACAGGGCCAACTGGCGCAGACCATCTACCGCAGCATGGAGGATGCCTTTGCGGCGGAGAACCGAAACCGCCATGTGGTCGCTACCGTCAGCGCCGACCTGCGCGCCGCACGCAGCGACCCGGCCCGTTATGCCCAGGAATACGCGAAGGCCGCCCAGGTGATGGATGCAAAGACTTTGGAGGGGCTTGGATTCAAATCGCCAACTCCGTCTGAGCCAAAGCCAGCCGCCAGCGAAAGCCAGCAGGCGCCCAAAGAGGGCATCAAGTCGCGCGCACCAGCTGACCCCGCAAAAGCCGCTACCGGTAGCAAGGCCAAGGAACTCCAGAGTGCATATGACGCCTGGCAAGCTTCCAAGCCGAAGTGGTTTTCCCAGCAGGGGCCGATGGCCAAAGAGCGCGAGCGCGCAGCGGAAGCGCGCTACACAGAACTCTTGCGCAACCAGTACAGCAAGTAAGGAGCCACGGAATGGCCAACAAAAAGAAAACAGCTCCACAGCGCGTTTACTCCATTCAAGATCTCATTAACGAAGGCATTGGATACACACCGACGAGCGCCCAACCAGCGCCCACTGAGGAAGAGAGGCCGCGCAGCTGGGACACAGCGGTTAAGGACACCGCCGTTCAGTTCGGCCAGGGCGCTGTCACGGGCATGAAGATGATGTCCGACGTGTTCGGAGCCAACAATGCGGCTTCGCGCGGACTGAGCGATGTGAATGCGGCGCTCGATGGGCTGCTGAGCGCCAAGGCGCAGGGCGACAGCCAGCAGGTCGCCGCCATCATGAAGGACGCCGAGGGCAAGGGCTGGGGCCAGCAGATCATGGCGGGCTTGAAGGCTGCGGGCGTGGACCCTGTAGGCCTGACGGCCCAGGCACTGGGAACGTCCCTGCCCACGCTGGCGACCATGGCGATCCCTGGGGCCGGGCCGGCGGCGGTGGCTGCGCGCATGGGCGCCGGCATGGCCGTGGGCGCGGGCCAAGG